AGTTGGAAAAGGAGATTGCTAGATGTAATAACATTCAGATGGCGAAGAAGATACAACTTAATTCTGCTTATGGTGCTATCGGTAATAATTACTTCAGGTATTACAAACTAGAAAACGCAGAAGCAATTACTTTATCAGGGCAGTTCTCTATTCGATGGATAGAAGGTAAGATGAATACCTATCTAAATAAATTGCTTAAGACTGATAGTAAAGATTATGTCATCGCTTCTGACACTGATTCCATATATCTCAATCTGGGACATCTTGTTCAGACTATCTTTGGTCAAGACAAGGATGTTGATAAGACAAAAATTGTTAACTTTCTGGATAAAGCGTGTCAGGAGCAATTTGAACCGTTCATTGAAAAGTCGTATGCCGAACTTGCGTCTTATGTAAACGCATATGATCAGAAGATGTTTATGAAGCGAGAGAACATCGCTGATAGAGGCATCTGGACTGCTAAAAAAAGATACATCCTTAACGTTTGGGATAGTGAAGGAGTTCGTTATGAAAATCCTAAACTGAAAGTGATGGGGATTGAGGCTGTTAAGTCTTCAACTCCAGCACCTTGTCGTCAAATGTTAAAGGATGCATTTAATAAGATAATGACAGAGACTGAAGATGATGTCATCGAGTTTATTGATGATTGTCGTAAGAAATTCAGTTCTATGCCAGCAGAAGACATTGCTTTTCCACGTTCAGTTTCTGATGTGGAGAAGTATAAGAGTGTCAACATGATATATGAGAAGGGTACTCCGATTCATTGCCGAGGTTCACTTCTTTATAATTACTATGTCAAACAGAATAAGTTGGATCATAAGTATTCTCTTATTCAAAATGGTGAGAAGATTAAGTTCTGCTATCTTATCAAGCCTAATCCAATCCATGAAAATGTCATATCATTTATTCAGGACTTCCCCAAGGAATTGGGACTGGACAAATACATCGACTATGACTTACAATTCAATAAGTCTTTCTTGGAACCTTTAAAAATTATACTCGACTCTATTGGGTGGAGTAGTGAGAAAACTGTAAATCTCGAATCCTTTTTTACTTAGATGGAATTACCTATCAACGACCAAGATCTGGATACAATAGTTAATGCACTAGCATTGGGTGGAGATACCAGACTTTATCATTTATTAAGGGAGGTAAAAAATGACAGAAAACTCAAAGAACAAGAGGTAGCGTTATGATTTTTTTATCAAAACCATCAGTATACAATTTACCTGGCACTTGGGAGAAACAACCCATGATCCAACATTTAAACCTTACTCCTGATCAAGGATTTATTCTATTCTTTGGTTTAGTTCTTTTTGGATTAGTTGGATGGGGTTTATATCTTACAGTAGGAGGAGGCAAGAAAGAATTGAGAGATCCTATTGACGAACATGCTAAGATGCATGAGTTGGGTATTGCACATGGACATGGTGGAAACAAAGAGGCATATGAGATGTCTGGTAAACTTAAACACAAACATGATTGATTATGTTTTTTGAAAAAGTGAGTTTGGTTACTGGTGGGTTTGATCCAATCCACAGTGGACATATATCATACTTTAAGAGAGCAAAAGATCTCTCTAATTATCTTGTGGTTGGTATCAACACTGAAGAGTGGTTGACACGTAAGAAAGGACAGTACTTTCAATCATGGAAGGAAAGAGCCGAGATCATCAGACATCTTGATATGGTAGATGCAGTTATCTCCTGGAATGATGAAGATGATTCTGCGTGTGGAGCAATCGCAAAATGCTTGGAGATAGCACAAACGGTAGTCTTTGCCAATGGAGGTGACCGTGGAAAAAGTAATACGCCAGAAATTGATCAGTATAATGATCATCCAAACGTAGAGTTTGCTTGGGGTATCGGTGGGGATGACAAAATGAACAGTAGTTCCTGGATTCTCCATGGCTACTTTGAACGTCAAAAGAAACTATTAGGTATTTAACATGAACTTTCTTAAATCTATTGTAAAGGAGATTGACAATGAGTACGCTTCAATCGTTAGTGACGGTGTTTCAGCAGGCGACTGTGATTCTTTTATTGATACTGGCTGTTACCTCTTTAATGCATTGGTATCGGGTTCGATTCGTGGCGGTATCGCTGCGAACAAGATTACGGCGATTGCGGGGGAGTCAAGCACGGGTAAAACTTTCTTTGTTCTTAGCATTGTCAAGTCTTTCTTGGACAATAATCCTGAAGCTGGTGTTATCTATTTTGAATCTGAGTCAGCGATAACAAAACAAATGATTGAAGAGAGGGGTATAGATTCTTCTCGTATGATCATTGTTCCTGTAACAACGGTTCAGGAGTTTCGTGAACAAAGTATAAAAATCCTAGATAAGTTAGGGAATGAAGAAAAACGTCCTCCAATGATGTTTGTTCTTGACTCCTTAGGTATGTTGAGTACCACTAAAGAAATTGAAGATGCCAGTGCTGGTAAAGAAACTCGTGATATGACACGAGCACAAGTTGTTAAATCAATCTTTAGGATCTTGACATTAAAGCTAGGTAAGCTTAAAATACCAATGTTAGTCACTAATCACACTTATGATGTTGTCGGAGCTTACATACCAACTAAAGAAATGGGGGGAGGTAGCGGCCTCAAGTACGCAGCGAGTACGATCATTTATCTCGGAAAGAAAAAGGAGAAGGATGGAACGGAAGTCGTCGGAAATATTATCAAAGCGGAGACTCATAAATCAAGGTTAAGTAAAGAGAACAAACGTGTCGAACTCAGACTCTCCTACAAATCGGGACTCGACCCCTATTATGGTTTACTCGGATTGGGAGAGAAACATGGAGTCTTTACAAAAGCTGGAAACCGCTTCCAGATTGGAGAGGCAAAAGTTTATCCGAAGAATATTTACGAAAATCCTGAAAAGTATTTTACGCCTGAAGTGATGCAAGCTTTAGACGAATGTGCTAAGAAGGAATATAGTTATGGTGCGTGATTATCATGGTGCATTACCAGATGAACTCTGTGATGCATTGATAAAATTATTTGACGAAGATGTACAACATCATGAACGTGTGGACAATGAGGCTAGACCTACTTTCACACAGTTGAATTTAAATCAGCATCATGCTAAGATAGTACCAACACTATCTGAATATGCTTTAGATGTTTTAAAACGCTATAAGCAAGACATACCAGCAGCAGAATACCTTCCACCTGCTAGATTCTTTGAAGAGTTTAGGATTAAGAAGTATAATGTTGGTGGTAAAGATCGTTTTGATGAACACGTAGATGTCAGCGATTATCCTAGTGCTAAACGTTGTCTTTCTATGTTGTTCTATTTGAATTCTGTTCCTGTTGGAGGACAAACTGTGTTCCCTCAACAGGGATTATCATTTAGAGCTACCACAGGGTATGCTATAGTATTCCCACCCACTTGGGAATATCCACACTCAGGGCAAGCCCCTATAGGCAACCCCAAGTATATTATGAGTACTTACCTTCACTATGGATAACGTTGAACTTCTAATACTAAGAAGTCTCCTTTACAATGAAGATTATGCCAGAAAGGTAGTACCTTTTATTCAAGGTGATTATTTTGAGCAACCTTCTCAGAAGATTACCTTTGAAGAGATTGCTACTTTTATTACTGATTATGATGAACTTCCATCTAAGGAAGCACTTTATATTGAAGTAGAAAAGCGTAATGATGTAACGGAAGAATTATACAAACAGATTACAGAGTTGATTGGAGTACTAGATGATTCTCCATCAGATGAAGAGTGGTTACTTAATACTAGTGAGAAGTGGTGTAGGGATAGAGCAATCTATCTTGCACTTATGGAGTCCATAAAAATTGCTGATGGACAAGATGCTAAGAAAGAAAAGGGTGCTATACCAAGTATTCTTTCAGATGCATTAGCAGTATCATTCGATAACAACATTGGTCATGACTACCTCAAAGATTATGAAGAAAGGTATGAATCGTACCACAGAAAGGAGGATAAGATACCGTTCGACCTGGAGTACTTCAACAAAATTACGAAAGGTGGTATTCCTAATAAGACTCTTAATATCGCTCTCGCTGGTACAGGTGTTGGAAAGTCTCTCTTCATGTGCCATATGGCTAGCTCCTGTCTCGCTAACGGACGTAACGTACTCTATGTTACTATGGAAATGGCAGAGGAGAAAATTGCTGAACGCATTGACGCAAATCTTTTAAATGTTAATATTCAAGAGATTACAGACCTACCTAAACCAATGTTTGAGAGTAAGGTCACTTCTCTTGCTAAGAAAACGCAAGGAACGTTAATTATAAAAGAGTACCCTACTGCATCTGCTCATTCAGGACATTTTAAATCGCTATTAAATGAACTTGCGTTGAAAAAATCATTCAGACCTGATATAATATTCATAGATTATCTCAATATTTGTGCCTCTAGTAGGTATCGTGGTAACGCAAATGTCAATTCCTACTCGTACATCAA